ACCAACATTGAAGAGTTGAAGTTTGACCTGACTAACCAACTTGAAAACATTACAAAAGGTGATAAGGTTATTATCGTTGTAGATTCGTTGGGCAACTTGGCTTCTAAGAAAGAAGTAGAAGATGCACTGAACGAAAAAGCAGTAGCAGATATGACCCGTGCCAAGCAGTTGAAGTCTGTCTTCCGTATTGCTACACCACACCTGAGTATGAAAGATATTCCGTTCATTGGTATTGCTCATACATATGATACACAAGAAATGTTTTCTAAGAAAGTCGTATCAGGTGGCACTGGTCTTTATTACTCTGCTGATGATATCTGGATTCTGGGTCGCAGACAGAATAAAGAAGGAACATCTATCGTTGGATATGACTTTGTAATCAATGTGGAGAAATCTAGATATGTCCGTGAAAAATCCATCATTCCTATCTCGGTTACTTGGGAAGGCGGCGTCGATAACTATTCTGGTCTACTTGATGTTGCTCTGGCGGGAAAGTTCGTTATCAAACCTTCTAAAGGATGGTATTCAAAAGTTGACCCGGAAACAGGTGAAGTCGAAGACAAAAAATACCGTGCAAAAGAGTTGACAAAAGACTTCTGGGATGGTATTATTAACACCACTCAATTTAAAGAGTTTACAGAAAACAACTTTAAACAGGGTGGCAGTTCTAACATTGAAGTGGTAAGTGAAGATGAACTTGAAGAGTGATCTAAAAGAGTTTGAAGATTGGCGTCTAGTTGGTGTAACTGGTGCCAGTGTTGGTGATAAGATTTTGGATTGGGGTATTCAACTGTTGAGTGATGACCAATACAAAGATACAATTCTTATCTTTGGTGAAATCGCCTTTGAACCTAATGAGGATGATGATACAGCAGAAATGAGTTTTGAGTATGAAGTATTCCATTCTCCTAACCATGATATTGTCAAAGGGACTGATGAGTTAAATGAAATCGCTGGGGATGTTATAGTAGCAGCCTTGGAAAAGTCTATTGAAGAAGGAAAGGCAGTATTTAATGAGCGAGAATCTGAACAAGACGATACTTCGATCACTCTTAACTAATGAAGAGTATCTTAGGAAAGTTGTTCCTTTTCTGAAACCCAACTACTTTGAAGGTTCCCTTAAGGTTATCTTCAAGCAGGTTGCTGCATTTGTAGACAAGCACAATACACTGCCAACTCTGGAAGCATTCCGCATTGACTTAGAACAGAATGAGAAGGTATCTGATGATATGTTCACTGAAGTCTCTGCCTTGCTTCCAGAGGTGTTTTCTCCTGTAGATATTGACCAAGACTTTCTGTTAGAGAAGACAGAGAACTGGTGTCAGGACCGTGCTGTTCACATTGCTGTCATGGAAGCTATTAATATCCTTGATGGTAAAAGTGAGACTATGACCAAGAATGCTATTCCTGATATTCTTTCTGAAGCATTAGGAGTAGCATTTGATACTAACATTGGTCACGATTACATTGATAATGCAGAAGACCGTTTTGAGTTCTATACCCGTGTAGAAGACAAACTACCGTTTGATATTGAACTACTCAATAAGATTACCAAGGGTGGTTTGCCTGATAAGACATTGAACATTGCTCTGGCTGGCACAGGTGTAGGTAAGTCCCTATTCATGTGTCATGTCGGTGCTAATGCTTTGCTGCAAGGCAAGAATGTTCTGTATATTACTATGGAGATGGCTGAAGAACGTATTGCAGAACGTATTGATGCTAACCTGCTGGACATTCCTATTGACCAGTTAGACAAAATGCCAAAGGCTATGTTTACTGAGAAGGTGAATAACCTTGCCAAGAAGACTGTAGGCAAACTGATTGTAAAGGAATATCCTACTGGTTCTGCTCACGTTGGACACTTCAGAGCATTGCTTAAAGAGTTGAAACTAAAACGTTCTTTCATTCCTGACATTATTTTTATTGACTATCTGAACATCTGTTCTTCATCTCGTATGAAGTCTATGGGTGGAGCAATTAACTCCTATACCTACATCAAAGCTATTGCTGAAGAACTTCGTGGTCTGGCAGTAGAGTTTGGTGTTCCTGTTCTTAGTGCTACACAGACTACCCGTTCTGGTTATGGCAACTCTGATCCCGGTCTAGAAGACACATCAGAATCATTTGGTCTTCCTGCTACAGCAGACCTGATGTTTGCTCTGGTATCTAACGAAGAACTTGAGCAGTCTGGTCAGATTATGGTAAAGCAGTTGAAGAACCGATATAATGACCCTAACAAGAATAAACGTTTTGTAGTAGGCATAGATAGATCAAAGATGCGACTATATGACGTAGAACCATCAGACCAAACTTTGGTAGATGATGGCATTCCTGTATTTGATAAAACCCCTGCTGGTGCAGAAGATAAATTTAAAGGCTTTAAGATATGAACCAAACCGTACTCCCTGTAGCAATCACTTCCTCACTGGTCAATGCCTATCAGGATGGCACAGGCAAGAAAATGTCTGCCCAAGACATTATTGGATACTGTGCTAGAATCTCCAATCCAGACAATCAAAGCAATTCTGAAAATGGTAAACTACTGAAATACTTGATTGATAACAAGCACTGGTCTCCATTTGAAATGGTTGATATGGTTCTTGAGATTAATACAACACGGGATATTGCACGGCAGATTCTGCGTCACCGTTCGTTTTCATTCCAAGAGTTTTCACAACGGTATGCTGACCCCACTAAAGACCTTGCTGTCTATATGCGTGAAGCACGGTTGCAGGATACGAAGAACCGTCAAAACTCTGTAGAGACAGATGATGTTGGACTACAAGCATGGTGGGATGCACAGCAGAAGTTTCTAACAACTCACTCCCAACGTATCTACCGAGAAGCACTTGATAAAGGCATTGCCAAGGAACAGGCTCGTGCTGTTCTGCCTGAAGGTAACATGCAGTCTCGTATGTATATGAAAGGTAATATTCGTTCTTGGATTCACTACTGTGAACTTCGTGCTGGTAATGGCACACAGAAAGAGCATCGTGAGATTGCTGTAAAGTGTGCGGAAATTCTAAAGAACCATATGCCGTTCCTGAAGCCTTGGTATAAGGAATTGACTGGTGCCTAAAGTATTAATCTCTGAGTATTGGATTCAGGATAATGGTGGTGTTGTTCGTGTATATAAGAACGGTTCTGCCTATGAACTGATTGCAGAGGAAGATGATGGCACAGTCTTCCTCCATTCTAAAAATATTCCAAGGTTAGAAACAGCAGAGAACCGGGCAGAAGAAATTGCTCTCTTGGTATAATGGATAGGAAAGAGGCAGCTAGATTATTTTGGTCAGTCAAAGGGTATCTAATGCCTGATGACTGGTCAGATGAAACCATTGAAGGTATGGTGCGCAGTTACACTAAACGAGTCTGGTATAATCATGAAGCAAATGATGTAGGTTTTGAAGAGGCATGGGCAGAGAAACATAAAATTCGAAACGATAGTTGAAAAAAATATGAAAAGGAGGGTTGACATTGCCCTCCTTTTTTATTATATTAAGTATGTAAGTTGATGAAAGAGAGATTGATATGAACTTCGCTATTGATATGACCACCCGCCGTTGTGACTGGAACCTGATCGACTACGATCAGCCTGTGCGTGGTGCTGGCATGGTCTGCCAAGGTGAGACTGGTCGCTTCTGCGTGGTCATGGTAGCTGGTCCTGAGTGGATCGCTGATAACCCCAATACTGAAATCGTCTCATGGGACGAAGCATCAAAGCGGATCGAAGCACAAGGATGGTGGCTAGAATAGTCACCCCTACTACATCACACTACATTAATAAAGAAAGGTTCTACATTATGATTAACGCAACGACACTCAAAGCTATCCGTAATGCTGACAACGATACCCTTAACGCAATGATTGAAGAAATCAATACACGTCGTCGGAATATCAACCAAAAAATCATCGGTAAGTTTACCGTAGGTCAAATGGTTGAGTTTAACACCAAGAAAGGTGATGTCGAGCGTGGTGAGGTTGAGAAGATCAACCGTAAGACCATTAGCGTTCGAACTGCTCCCCTTGTTCGTTGGCGGGTATCCCCACGGCTGTTGCGTGCTGCGTAACATAAATGTCACACTGTCTTACTGATGTGAAAAAAGTTCATTTTGTTGTTTACATTCACATCAGTAAGTTCTATAGTCTATATGTAAGTTGATGAAAGAGAGAAAAATATGACCGAGAAAAAGTTCCAGTTTGCAGTTAATCTTCCTGCTATGACCAAAGAGCAGATGGGCATGCGTATCATGTGTGTAGACATGGCAGAAGTTGGCAACAACATCAAACGTCTTGGAGAAGATGTCTTCTACACCATTGAAGAAAAGATGGACGGTCCATTCCTGACCCATGAAGATTTGGGTCGTGAAACTAATCCTTGGCAAAACCTTTAAAGGAGATTATATAATGATTGCATATATCGTTGAACACTATCTTTCTCACTCAGATTTGTTTGAGTATAACAATCCTAGTGACAAGTGGCTTGAGGTGAAAACTCTTTCCACTTTATCTGAAGCAGAAGAGTTTCTGTGTGAACACTTTGACAGTATTGTTACATCATTGGATGAATCTGATGCTGGTGATATGTCTGTTGAAATTATGATGAAGTCTTGGAAAAAGAATTACCGCATCACAGAAATGGAGGTTGTGTGATGCTATCAAATAAAGACAAGAACCCTTGGGTTCCAAAGACCATGTTTCTACTGTGTATGGCAGTAGCACTTGGATTTTTTGTAGTAGGAGTAATGCTATGAATAACTATAAATTTATGACTGATGACCTGACTAATCGCATTTGCGAGTTTGGGTCTAAGCATTTTGGTGTAACCATTGATGTTGATTATGATCAGGTTACTGTTGAAAACATTGCCTGTGATGATACTCTCTTTGAAGCAGCAACTAAACTGTTCTGGGACCACTACTTTGATAGTGAGGTAGAACTATGAGTATTAGAAGTCAACTTTTTGTTGTAGCACTACTCAGTATCTTTGTGGTGACACCTATTCTGTTTGTGTTTATGGGTCTAATTGGAGTTCTTATCAACGCTGTTTGCACCTATATAATCTTTGAAAAATATTGGAATGAACTATGAGCAATCAACGATCAGGCAACACCTACCGTGCTGCTGCTAACGATAACAGTGGTATGGGAACACTGCTGTTCTTCAAGTCTGCTGTAGAGGCATTGAATGGTGCAGGGTATGATGATGCTGCATTTTACTTTGAACAGATTGTAGACCATCTGCGAGATGGTGGCAGTCTCCCTAAAGACAAACGTGAGACTGAAAAGGTCTTGGGTTTGTAGACTGCGCAACTCCTTGAAGTTAAAAATAAGTAAACTTAGGGGGAGTCTTGTACTCCCCTTTCCTTTTTAGATATATACATTGTATAATATATTTGGAGTTATCATGAGTAGAATCTTAGTAGTTGAAGTTGAATTTTTATAAATATATCTAAACAAACTTAATCTCATGGGATAACTGATGGCTAATAGATACTTTGACAATTCGCAATTAGCAGAAGCAATCCATATTGCTAGTGGAGATACCAAAGGTGTTTCTCACATCAATAAGTTCGGAGCAACAGATGGTGATGTAACTGCTGGAACTATTTGGGATGGAAATGCAGCTGCTGTAATTTACCCCTATCCTACTAACAGTGTTGTTGCAATCACATCAGATGCCGCTGATTCTGGGGATAACGGTAAAGCAGTTTTAGTCGAAGGTCTAGATGCTTCGTTTCATGCTGTGTCAGAAACTATTAATGTAGCATCAACTGGATCAACTGTCTTTAGTCGTATTTTTAGAGCAAGAATGGTTGATGCTAATAATGATGGCGACGTTTCACTTACTATGGGTGGTACTGTTGCAGCAAAGATTATTGAAGATAAAGCTCAAACTCTTATGGCAGTATACACTGTTCCCGCTAATAAAACAGGATATCTCATTAAAACTCAAATGGGATCGGATAAAGCATCTACAAATGCTGCAATAAAGTATACTCTTATGGCGAGAGATACTGATGATGGAAATGTATTCCAAATCAAAGGTATTTCGTATGCTGCTGGTGGACAAAATGTTACTGCTGAATATCCTGTTCCGTTAAGGTTTGAAGAAAAAACTGACATTAGAATGGATGTAGTGGCAGCAAGTGGTGGACAGACTTGTTCTGCTACGTTTGACTTAATCTTGGTGGATAACTAATGCAATCTTTTAAATCTTTCTTCACAGAACAAAAGAAAAAGGGATTTTACCTTCAGTTCGTTAGGACTAAAGGTTATGATGTTCTGCGTGTAAATCGTTCTGGAGACTTGCGTTGGGCAGAGGTTCGTGGTAAAAAGGGTTATGAAGGTAATCAGTATGATGCTAAAGACCCACTACATAAAGCATTAGATGGATTAGGTAAAGCAGTAGACCTTGGAGCATTAACAGCTGGTGAGACTGTGACTATCAATCCTAAACACCCACATGCAAAGAATGCCTTTGCTACAGCAGAAAGAATTATGAAGTCATGAAGACATTCAAGGCACACTTAAAAGAGTCGGTTGGTCAAGGCGGTTTAGACTACGAACTCAAAGTTTTTAATGCAGTTAAAACAGCAAATATCACAGACTTAAATCCTGGCGATAAACCGACAACTGCTGGTTTCTCAAATCAAGGCGCGGGTGATTTAGAAGCATCATATAAAGGTAAACCATTTAATATTGAAATTAAAAGATCCGCTAAAGATCAGATGGGCGGAGGATCATTTCAATATAATTTTTCAACTAAACAATTTACACCTGTGAAAGAAATGGACCCCGAAGACCTTGATTTGTTATTGGCTGCATGTAAAGAAAAAGCTACCGAGCTAGACGAATATATCAAAGCTGCACGTAAGTTAGAACCTGTCCAATATCACAAAAATATTTCTGGTATACCTATTAAAATTTCTAAAGAAGGTCGGGATGAACTTAAGAATCGTGGTCTCTTAGCTGCGATTAATAAAAATGTTAAAACTGGTGTTAGATTTATTGTGAGGCACTATAATAAAAAAGGTGTTTACTATATCCAAATTGGTGGTTCTGGATTATTTTACATGGGTAAAAATCCTTTAAAGTTACCTGTACCAGAATTAAAAGCAGACATTCAAATTGAAATGCGCCTTGGTTTTGGTGGTGGTAAATTATCATTCCCTACAGACCCACCAACACCCGCACGTTCTGCTGGCCTCCGAGTGCAAGGAAGGCTATTGACAAAAGGAAAAAGTCCTTATACACTAGACAATCCAGAAGACGTTAAAAAACTTTTTATGTGACAGTGATGATTCTAAATCTAAGGCAACAAAATTTACACTAGGAGAAACAAGTAAATGATTTCGTTCAAAAAGTTTATTACTGAGCAGAAGAATACACACATGACCCACATTGAGGACAAGGTTCTCTATGGTGGTGTGAATGGAACACGGGATGCAATTAATGCTCTGCGTTCTCTGCGTGATATGCTGGCTGGCGTAGATAAAGGTAATGTTAGTGTAAAGTGGGATGGCGCACCTGCTATCTTTGCAGGAACTGACCCTAGAGACGGAAAGTTCTTTGTATCGAAGAAAGGTATCTTTAACAAGAACCCTAAAGTATACAAGACAGATGCAGATATTGACGACGATGCTTCTGGTGACTTGGCAACCAAACTAAAGTTGTCCCTAAAACATTTTGCTAATATTGGCATTAAAGGAGTTATTCAAGGTGATTTACTTTTTACAAAATCTGATCTTAAATCCCAAAAGGTCGCTGGATTGGATTACCTCACGTTTCATCCTAATACAATTGTCTATGCTATCGAAAAGGGCAGTAAGGATGCAGAAGAAATTAGAAAGGCAGAAATTGGCGTAGTCTGGCACACTACATACTCAGGTGATGACTTCGAAAGCATGAAAGCAAACTATGGAGTAAACGTGAAGGCTTTGAAGAAGACACCTAAAGTATGGCAGCAGGACGCTATGCTGCGTGACTTGTCTAATACTGCTACTATGTCTTCAAAAGAAACTGATAGAGTTAATGCACACCTATCCCGTGCTGGTAAACTCTTCACTGAAATTTCTGGTTCTACTCTGAGAACATTAGAGCAAAATCAGAAACTTGCACAATTGATTGAGCAATTCAATAATACATTTGTGCGTAGTAATACTGTCATTTCTGACACTGACCAACATGTTCGCAATCTTATTAATTGGATTGAAAACAAGTATCAGAAAGAAGTTGACAAAAGAAAATCTGAAAAGG